CCTGGATGAAGTAGCCGAGGTCCGGGGCGATGACCTTTTCGGCGCTGTTCCAGGCCAGTTTGAAAAAGTGAGCACCCTTCACACCCCGCTTGGGGTCGAAGTCCCTCGTCACCTGCCTGTCTTGCTCGACGAAGGTGACTCCGAACGTGATGGATCTCACTCCCGGGTTCGGATCCACGTAAAGGGCCGCGCAGTGCTTGCCCCAGAGCCGCGTGTAAGTCGGGCTCTGGCCCTCCTTCGTGCTGATGTACCGGGCCCGGCCGATTATCCAGTTATCCACCTCGAAAAGACCCCTGCACTCCTCCACCGTGGCGAGCCCTCCGGGGGTGGACTGCTGCCTCGTTGCGCCCTTCACTGCATCGAGCACCTCAGGAAGCTTCCTGAAGACCATCCAGGCCTCGGCACCCATAACGATGGTGTTGGCCCGGACGAAGCAACTCTCGATCGCCGTGAGGATGTTGCCGATGGGGTCATCCGCCGAACCACCCCACTGGCTAGTGCCGGAGAGCTGTACCTTGTTCCCCGTGGGATAAGTGCCCGCATTGAACACTATGTCCGCGACCCTCTTCTCCTGGGCTATGTCAGCGAGGAGATTGAGGAAAGAGACAGTGTCCAGCTCGGGCTGCAGGGGATCATCGGCATTGTCAATCGTCTCCTGCGGCAGCCAGTCCCCATAGCCGTGATCCACCACGGCGTAGGTATCGGTCGAGATCCCCCAGTCCACCTCGTTAGGCAGGCTCTTGGGGCCCAGGGCATCGTCATAGAGCCTGAAAGAATCTTCTTTGTTATACTTGATGAACTTGTCCGAGCGCTTCTGGACGCGCACAACCGGCATGAGTTGGCGCCAGACCATCGCCTCGTTGCGATATTGCACCGAAAAGTCGGTGAGCACTTTATCGATGTGAACAGATCTAGGTTCTGGCATGTCATACCTCCTTTCTCTCGCTTAGCCCTGGGGCCTGGAAGGCACAACCAGGACCGGGATGATGTCTCCGGATACCGCGGATGCGAGGGCGTAGCCGACGGCATAATTGTTCGTGCCCCCGGCGGGGGCGAGGGCCACCACCTGGCCCGAGGCGTCGCTCCCCACAAGGGCCCCCCTCGTGATGGTGCCTCCTGCCTTGGCCCTCGAGATCCCTAGCATCATGACCCTCACGCCCTCTCCGGACGAAGCGTCATGCTGGGCGATCCCGATCACCACGTCCGTTGCCGCGGTGGCTGCCACGACACTGTTATCATCCGAGCCAAACTTCACACAGGTGAGTGCGGATATGGCCCCGCCTGCCGTGAACTTTTTCTCGAGAAGAGAGGTCTGTCCTGCTGCCATTTCTCATTCCTCCTTTCCGAAGAGCTCAGGGCGCTCTTTCTTCACTGCGATGAACGCGTCTTTGAGCCGAGCGCCGGTCTTCTCCATGTACTCGCGCACGGCCCGCTGCCTTACTTCGTCCAGGTCCCCGGGCGGGAGATCTGTGCGCTTCGCGAACTCGCCGAACTGCACGACCTTCGGCAGTTCGCTTAGGAACTTCCTGAACCATTCGCTCCTCGAGGTCTTGAGCCCTTCTGCGAACTGGAGCTCCTCGGAGGAGTCGAGTGTGGCCATGAACTCCACGAGACCCATCTTCTCCCACGCGGGGAGGAGCTTGCCCTCCTTCTTGAGCCCCTCGACGAAGGCCTTGCACTCGGAGAGAAGCTGCTCGCGCCTCAGGCGCTCTTCCCTTTCCGCGTATTCCGTGAGCTTGGCCTCGGTCTCTTTGAGCTTGGCCTCGAGCTCCTTGAGCCTCCCCTCGGCCTCCTTCTCGGCCGCAGCCCGGGCCTCGGCTCGTGCCTTAAGGAGATCCGACTCGCTATAAGTCGGCTCGTCCAACGGGAGGTCGTCGGGCAAGTTGTCTATTGCCATCCCCAAAAGCCTCTTCACGCGTTCCTTCATATTGCTTGCCTCCTTTCTGTATTTCCCGATGCCAAACTTTTTGAGCTTGGCCTCGAGCCTCCGCTCGATGATGGCCCTCTCCTGTGGCGTGTACTGCTCCCTGTTCCGGGGCATTCCCCAGTACGAGGCCGCGGCTCGGGTCTGCTCGGCGTTGGGGCACGGGTAGCGGTAGTTGACAGGATCGAGAAAGTCCTCATCCGGCACATCGGCCCACTCGGAGGGCTTGGTGACGTTTCCACCCTCCTTGATCCCTATCCCGTACTTGCGTGAGCGGGCCTCCTGTGCTCGGCGAGCCTTCTCGCGTTCGCCTTCCTCGAGCTCTATCGTCATCGAATCTTCACCTCCTTTGAAGGCCACATCCGGCAGCCCCTTGACGGCAGGGGGCATGGCCCCGAGAAATCCAATATGGCGGAGCACAAGATCGTTATACAAACTTATGGACCGCTTCTTGAACCGCCCCTGTCTCACGAGATCCACGAATTCCGGAGCGAGGTCCTTGAGCTTCGCATAGAGGATCTGGCCCTCCCGCTTCAGTGCCTCGACCCAGCCCCATGCGGGCGCATTGTCCTTAGGGTGGCCGATCACGACCGGGGCCTCGTGCTCGGAAGGGTTATACTTGCGCACGATCTCGTCCAGGTCCTCCTCGGTCCAGGTGCGCGTCCTGCCAGCCGAGTCAGTGTGAGTTCCGGTTCGGAATACTGGTATCCACATGGTTTCCTCCAGTTGACCTCACACTAAGCCCTCTACTAGATAGTGGAGCAGGGCCTCGCGGACGTCTTTCCAATCCGTCCTCCTCACGCCGAGAAATGGCCGGGCCGGTATGTTCCCCCAAGGGAGCCGCACCCTGCGGGTGTGAGCTCGGACCTGTGTCGTTCTCCCGGAGCGGGTCTTTCTCGTGTGAGCCCTCACATGAGCCAGGACCTCCCCGAAGGAGCCCCTTCTTGCACCAAACTGGTGGGTCTTCGCGTATTCCACATTCGTTCCGACCGTGACGTAGTCCTTGCCTGCCTGCACATTTATGGAATTCCGGAGCCTGCCTGTGTCCACGAGCGTCTGGCCCCTTTGCATGATCGCCCTCAAGGAGGGCTTCCAGGGCGTTCCGTCCGGGGCCCTGCCCTGGCGGAAATTGCGCATCACGCTCTCTCGCACGATCTCTCCCACTTCTCGCATGGCCGGAGTCGTATCCCCAAGGCGGCTCTGGAGCGCCTGGAGAAGGAGACTCACCTCCTTGTCTCTCAGCTCGATTTTCAGTTGCACGCTCACTTGACTTGCGCTCCTCGGTGTGTTAGAGAAGAAGCATGTTCTTCGGCGAACTGTACATATCCGTCCTCGAGCGCCGAGGCGTCGAGAACGCCCGAGAGCTCGCAGCCGTGGCCAATCGGGTCATGGAGCTCTTCAACCAAAGGCGCCTCGATGAAGCCCGTGCCCTCATCCAGGGGATCGAGGAGCCCCTCGTGAGACAGGACCTCGAAGATCTTTACAAGTTCGAGTCTTCCTCCCGCTGCATCAGGCATTCGTGAGCGCATCTACGAGATACTCCGTCGTGGCATCCTGAGCGATTATCTGCCCCATGTGGGCCCACCTATCCGGGTCGATATCGGGCTTTTTCGTCCGTATCGCGGCCCAGATCTCCTCCGAGTAGTCGACTGTCGAGACGGAGAGATTGAGCCTCGCCACGAGGGCCGCCATCTCCGCATCGTCGAGGCCCGCAGCGCGCAGAATCCTCCTTAGGCGCAAGACAAATTTGTCGTAGCCAGAGTCCGGGTCCGACTCCACGATCCGCGCGAGGGCTCGCTTGTCGTACTTGAGATTGAGCGTCCTGAGAAAGTCCGCCAGGCTCTGCCTCGCCCACGCATCATTTACGGCCTGCATCAGGTACCTATAGGCCCCATCCCACCTGTAGAGCGAAGAGTCATACCGAAAGCCCAAATGGTGGCCGAACTCGTGCCTGAGCGTCCTCATGGCGGAAAGCTCCGATAGATTCGCGACCTCCCCGCGCTGAAGCGCCTGGCGCACCTGCTCGTAAAGGGGCCTGTAGAGGGCGATCTCGCCTGTGTCCCAATCCGCCCAGCCGCGATATTCGGGATTGTCGTGGGGGATGAGGTAGAGGGGCTTGGGCGAAGAGTTAATGCCAGTTTCGCGAAGGGCGTCTCTGAGCCTGTTGAGCCAGGCCTGCAACTGTCCCATGTCGTGAGGCCAATCGATCCCCTCGGCATCGAGCATGCTCCTCGCCCGTGGCGAATATTTACTGAGATCTGGCCTCCAGGCCTCGGCGCCCGGGTTGTAGTCGAACCCGGGGTCCGGCTCGATGCCCTGAGGAAGCTGCGTGCTCTCTTTCAAGCCCCATCTTTCTACGTCGCTTTCGGAAAGGGTGCGCACCGTGCAGCGGCAGTTGAAGCCGTTTGGCGGATAGAACTTGTCCCAGAAGCGATGGTCGAACCTGTAGACCTTCCCATCGAGAGCGAGATGGCTAGGCCTCGTCCGCAGGTCATTCACCGCATCGTACATCCAGTACGGCCTTCTCTGTGCGACCTCCAGCATCTGCCTGTAGCGGCCCGCCTGGTACGCACTCTGGATGTTCGTCCTGAAGATCGTCCCGACCCGCCAGGGCGGAAACTCGTCAGTGCCCATCCAGCCTCTTCTCTGAAGTAGCTCATAGAAGCCTTTTTGGAAGTCCCCGAAGGGAAGCCCTTCGGCGAGGGCTTTGTCTATCTGGTCCCGTATGTCCTCGAGGAGGTCCATCGCCGCGACCCTGGCCACAGTGAACGCCTTCACGTGCTCTGCGCCCCAGACGTCCCGCCAGGAGTCGGGCGAGAGCTTGATGCCTTTCTGTCTGAAAAAGTCGATCGCTTCTGCGAAGGGCAAGGCCTCGGGCTCGACTCTAGCCATTGCGTCCTTCCTTTGCCGTCAGGTAGCCCCAGAGGTCCGCAGCGAATGTCGCCTGGCGGACGAGCTCTTCCATATGGGCGGTATCCAGGTGCGGATAGAGCTCGTAGAGGCCCTCGAGGACTTCCTCGAAGCTGTTTGCCTTCTTGACAAGGGCCAGCACGGGCTCGAGCATCCCGCTCAGTTCAGCCCCCCGGCGGGAGATCTTTTCCGCGAGCTTGTCTATGGCTTCCTGGCCCTGCGTAAGGCCGCTCGCCTCATCCCGATCCCCGGGCCTTTCCGCGCCGGGAACACGGGTGCCCTCAGCGAAATTCCCGGGCCCTTTCGGAGGAGGAAGGCCGATTGTTTCCTCGCCCTCCTCGGGGGCAGGGATGCCGTATGTGTCGCGGATGTAGGAGACTGGCACATCGAAGCCTCCTATGTCGCGGAGGAGGATCTTGTCTCTTTCTGCGAGCGCCTTAAGGTCCTGCTCGGGCTCAGTACGTATCCAAATCTTAGGGTAGTCCTGAACGCCCGGGAAATTGTAGTCGACGATCCACTTGATGAGCGTGCTGTTCAAACACTCGCAGAGCAAGTCCGCATCGGCCTTGACCAGGTCGTCGCGTACACCCTCATGCACCTTGGCCGCCGCGTAGGAGCCCGTCTCGCCAATTTCCGTCGTGAGGGTCTGGCCCAAGACCGCCTTCGAAATCTGCCGGTCCATGAACTCGCACAGCGACTCGTAAGTGTTAACAGACGACGTCCTCGCAGCCTCCAAGAGCTCCACGACCATAGTCTCGGGCACTATGATGCCCGAGTCTTGCTGAATCGCACCGAGGGCTTCGAGAAGCTTTTTCTGCGTCTCCTCGTCCGAGCCGGCAGGGTACTTGCCCACGGCGGTGGGGGAGCCGAATTTCTCGGCAAAAATCACCCAAAACTTGATCCCGTGCTTTTTGAACCACACGGGCCACCAGAGCTTCTGCCCCAATCCCTGGCCGTAAGGGTTGTCCACGGAGCCCCAGGTCATCCAGATGAATTTTCTCTCTGGCACGGGCTCGCCTTCGACGGGCGCGGCCGGGGTGAGGAGTCTGAGCTCTCTGTCTGCGGTGAAGCAGAACCTGCGCGGGTGCTTGGGGATGAGCCGCGCGGGGACTATCTTCCCTTGCGCGTCGAGCCCCCAGATGACCTCCAGCACGTAAAACCCATACAGGATCGAGAGCAGGAGCTCCTGCCGGGCTTGGTCGAAATTCGTGGCGAGAAGCACTTGGGTGATGAAGTCGGCTATCTCCTGCTCGCGAGTGACAGCCTTGGGTCTTCCTCTTCGCGTGCCGGCTTGGGCGGGCTCTATTTGCCACTCTTTGCCTACGACGGCCAAGATCCGAGTCTGAAGGACGGAAAAGGCGTGTGCGTCCCTCAAGATCTCGTCATAGAGCTTGAGCCCTTTGCCGCGGCTTTCGCTCCTGAGCACCGGATCCGGATTCTCCAGGCGCCTGATCCAGCCGGCGAAGATGTCGAGATCCCTTGAGATCGTCGCGATCTCGGAGCGCAGTTCCGTCCTGACCCTCCGCACATCAGCCATATGCGGCCTCCATCCACCGCGAGGCGGCAACAAAGTCTCGCGGCCTCACGGACCGGAACTCTATCTTGCTCGCGGGAGCCCCAGCGGCGTGCACCGCAAGCGCTAGCGCCCAGAACCGGTCGGCGTGGCCAGAGGCCTCCGTCCGCTCTGAGTCGTAGCGCACATTTCCCGCTGCGGTCACGTACTTGCGCACGCTATGAAGGTCCTGCCGGATGCGGGGAGATGGCGGTATTCTGATGGCACGGTCCTGGAAGCGCCTCAGAAGCCCCATCGCGAGTTCCTCCTTCACGGCCGGCGTGAAGGTTACTGCCTCCACCCTGTACGTGCCAAAGCGTTCTTGCGCCTCTTCGGCAAGCTGCATCCCGAGCCCTGTCGCATCTATGCAGGCTCTGCGCACATGGGGGAGAAGCGAGAAGAGCACGTCTCGCTGATCTCGGAAGGGCGTCTTCTCTAGCTCGACGATCCGCCTAGTCCATAGCACCTCTCCCACGAGTTCGGCCAGCCAGATGACCGTGAGATCCCTCTTCCGTCCTATGTCCATGCCCAGGTATAGGGCCCTTCTGCTTTCTTCGGGCATTTCTTCCCAGAGGCAGTTGGCCTCGCACGAAGAGAGTAGCTCGTACGTGATGAGGGCCGCCGCCTCATCCACGAACTCGCACTCGTACTCTTGAGCCCAGGCATCGGGGTCCAAAATGCCGGCTTTGAGCTCTTCCACATCGAGGGGCGCCCCCTGCGCCACCGCATCGTAGATGGTCACCTTGTGCTTCGAGAAGCGATTGTCGCCCGTCCAGAGTTCGTAAAACATGCCCGACTGGCCGTTGGGCGTCGAGATCACACGGATTTTGTAGCCGCGCGTGATGCTCGGGTAAAGAGCTTGCCAGATTTTGCGCGAATCCACGTGGAAGGCGAACTCGTCCAAGACCACGTTACCCGAAAAACCCCTGGCGGTGTCCGGGTTCGCCGGAAGGCCAATAATGCGGCCCCCCCCGGGAAGCCTCGTCTCTAGGGCCTTGAAGCTCGACTCCCCCGACCAGATCCCCTCCAGGCTCCGGGCCGCAAGCTTCAAGGCCTGGGCGTGCATTCTCACCTTCTCCATGAGCTCGCGGCTTTGCCTCTCGCCGCGTGAGAGGAGGACCCAGAGCTGCCTGTCTTTTGCCGCAGAGAGCACGGCCTCGAGCGCTGTGGCGAAGCTTTTCCCTGTCTGCCTCGCCCAGAGCCCTGCCTTGAAGCGGCTCTGGTCCTCGACCCAGCGCTTCTGGTACTCGTAGAGCTTGACGGGCTCAGAGGCCATACACCTCCTCCCGGATCCGCTTGAGGGTCTCCTCGTCTAGGCCTCTCTTCGCGTCCTTGGCCTCCTTGGCCGCCGCATCGGGGCCCTCGGGAAGCTTGCCTCGGGTCGCCTGGATGAGCCTCGCTGCCGCGTAGACCGCCTGGGGGTCCAGCGTCTCGAG